GGAAGCGTTCAAACAACAATCCATATTTGATTGGATCAAGGTCTGTAACGTTCAGAGCATAAGAAACTAAGCTACCTCCCGCAGAGCCACGCCCGTAACCTACAGACCATTCTCCAAACTTTTCTTTGGTGTCTTTGACAATTTTTTCAACGACGAGAAAATAGCCAGCAAAACCAAGTTTGGTAATAACTTCCAACTCATATTCCAAACGCTCATTGTATTTGGGAATAGAATTCAACGCAAGGCGTTTCAAGCCCTCACGAGCATGCGCTTTTAACTCCTCGTCTGCGTTTTTATACAGCTTTGGCAACTTGAACGCCGAGTCCAGTTTGATGTTATCAATCTTTACTGCAATCCGACGGGTGTTTTCAATCGCATCAGTCAAAATATCTTTCGTAAAAACCGCATCCTTGTATTTCTCTTCCCAAAGTTGCCACACGTCTTTTTCTTCTCGGTAATACAAATTGCGAACGTCAAACTGCCAAACCTCCTCTGGCTTTTCAACCTTGTCCAAAACCGTTTTGCCATCCCTGATTAACAAAAGAATATCGTGCGTGTCTGCAAACTCTGGATACAGGTAATGACTATCCAAGGTTACAATCAATGGCGCTCCGACTTGCTTTGCAAATTGAATGAGTTTACGGTTCATTTCAACCTGATCATCCCATTCAATCATCGTCAATTCAATATAAAATTCATCAAATGCTTCCTTGTAAAGCTCATAAATTTCTTTTGCCTTTGCGAAATCATCTTTCAAAAGTGCTTGAGGAATCTCCCCAGAAAAGCAAGCAGAAGTCCCTATAATCCCCTTGCCGTTTTCAGTTATTGTTTTATGATTACACCGTGGCCTATAATAAAAGCCATTCAGTTGTGCTTCGTTATGAATCTTGATGATGTTGTAAAAGCCTTCAAGATTCCGCGCCAACATCACCAAATGAAAGTTGCTCCGGTGGAGTTTTCTTTCCTCTGGATCATCACCGCGATAATTGTTTATATACGCCTCAATTCCGAACAGCGGTTTAATGCCTGCTTTTCGACATTGATTATATTGTTTAATCCACCCACCAATTGCGCCATGATTAGTTACAGCACAAATAGTCTGATCGCGGCTTTGAAGAAGCTTTACCAAATCTTCAATTTTCCCAAGACCGTCTCGAATCGAAAATTCATCATGATGGTGAAGGTTCACAAACAGCTGCCCACGGACTCTATTGATCTTTTCCGTCAAACCCGGACTACAACTTCCATCTGCTTTGCACCAAGAAAGCTTCTTGGTAAACTTGCAATTCAACTGAAGGATCAATTCAGCCCCGCTGAATTTACACTCTTCCATCAAAATATCATAGGCAACCGTTGAATCTTTTGACTTGGGCCAAGTAATTTCATATTGCGTTTCATCGAACAAAAATTCGTCAATGGCGCTGGAAATATCATAGCCTTTTTCTGGACAAACTAAAAGGATTTTCTTCCCGCCTTTTAACTTGTCCTCAACACCATGCTTCTCGTATAACATTGCCAATTGCATTTTTTCCCTCAATTACGCAATAATCAAAATAGTGAAACAGCGCCATCCTATTATACAATTTAGGAAGGTATTGTTTATGAGAAAAAGCAACCAATTTCCCACCTGTGATTATGTTCCAAAACTGCATAAATGCCGTTATATCTTCGCTATCGTTGGCGCTGACGACCCGAAGCGTTATGCGTTTTGAATCAATTCCTGTTGCCTTCTCAAAAGGTTCTTCATTATCAATTCTCATTGGGCTACACATAGCCGCATATCGCCAAGAAATAGACAGCCGTGGTAAAAGTGTTTCAACGTTCTGCGCTTCAACCAAACAAATCGTGTCTTTCCCTGCATATTCAGGAAGTAAAAAATTCCCATCAAATCCATTGTCCCTGACAACAGAATATCTCCGGTTCAATGCTGGCGTTCCGGTAGCGCAACAGTGAGCAATTTTCCCGGCTGCATCTCCTTGCAACAAACGTTCATATCCGAAACCATACGGATTTCGATGTTCAAATGGTTTGAGAAACCAATAATGTTTTGGAACAGTTGTGGGATGCTTGCGCAAAACCTTGTAGAACAAAAAACCAAGAGCATCATGAGCGTCGCCGATGTTCAACGCATAAGCTTTTGCGTTTGGATAGCGATCCAAAACGTCAGGCTTTGGCTTTTTAACAAAAGCAACATACTCCAAGTTTTTTGGTGGGGTGGCCTTTTCGTAAACGTATTTTCCAGACCAATGAAAAACTTTGTAACACTCATCCGAAAGGAAAACGTACAGTGGTTCACAAGGAAAAGTACACGTCATCCGCGTTGCAAGCATTTCTGCTTCAAACCAAGGACATGGCTGTTTGTCTTCAAGGTTTTTTTGCCGCCCTTCATAAACAGGTTTTTTATCACGGAATGTAAAAGTGTGTCCGGTGCGCTCATCGTAACCACGGATCATCTTAACCTACCTAATGGCGGGGGAGTTTTGACGCTCCCCCGCCATCCCCTTCAGTTACTATTCTTTAGTGGTGGCCTCTTTGAGCTTTTGGACCAACTGCTTCAACGTTTCGCCTGCTTTGTGTCTCCCGATTTGGCCAAGACCAATCAAGATTTCCGCAATCATCTCGCCATATTCGTGCGGCTTTGCGCTGGAAGCGCCAAATTTGTTGAACAGTTTTCCAAGCGCGGAAAGCGGCTTTGCCGCCAATTGCTGAGTAGGATCAAACCCTTCAAGCGTCTTAAGCGCTTCAACAATTGCATTAAGATACGCCACAGCTTCCGAAAGCGTTTCATCATACTCTTTCCGCGTTGTCGTCTTCGTCCACTCTTCCATTGCAGTGTTGATAAATCCCCGAATGTTTTTCACCGTGGTCAAACAATTACCTTCGGCACGGCTTGCAGATTTTGAAATATCAAATTTCAGTTTCAATCCCTTGACTTTCAAATCCATCAATGTGATCAATCCGAAATCGACGGCTCCCTTTTTCGCCCTTGCCATCTTCGCGTACAACTCATCACGCTCAATGTCTTCCATTGGCGCACCTTCTGTTGCTTTCATTGCGCAATGTTCTGCCTGTTCAAGTCCAAGCACCTTGCGACTGCTGTTTGCGTAAACGACAGCGTCTCTGGCTTCTTGAGTTGTCATAGAGCAAATTTCGACCGGGATTTCCGCATCGGGTCCATAAAGGAGAGCAAGAAAAGCAAGACGATGACGGCCAGACCAGCATTCGTGATTCTTCGAACCGTCCTTCAGCTTTGCAACTTCAATGGACATCCAAACTTTTCCCGCTTCAAGAATCTGGATGCCTACTTTCTTTACTTGCTTGAGATCAACTTCTGTTGAAAGATTGACCGTGTTTGGAATGGAAAGCTGTTCCGCCAACTCGTCGAGAATTTCATCGCCCGGTTTGTTGCTCAAGAAAACGGCAATTTTCTTGATCTTCATTTTATCACCCGAACGCTTGCTGAACAACTCGTCGACAGTCGGAATGCTTTGAACCTTGGCGTTCTTCAGGACGTTTTTGATAAGCTTTTCCCGCTTAGTTGCCTTCGGTTTGCGTTCTTTCGGGGGTTTTGAACCTTTTGGTTTCTTACGGGATTTTTCCTCCTTTTTTTCTGCTTTCTTTGCTTTCCTCGGAGCTGTCGTTGTCTGCACTACTTCTTCGGCAATCTCAGCAAATTCATCTTCTGGCATTTTGTACCTCCTGAACGAAAGACGTTTGATAACTTTTAACTATACAACCCGCTGAAAGCATTTATGCTCTTTTTTTCAAAATATAGTCAATAACTTCCTTCCGGATGCCCTTTTGCTTTGCTGCCTTTTCAATCATATCAAAGACGTCAGTAGATTCGGCTTCGAGTTCGCGAATCCGTTGGACGAATCCTGATGCGTCTACCATCTCCGGTTGTTCTCGCACGCCTTCTAAGATTGATGTTCCGAAAACTTCCTCTCCCGACAGCGCAGACTTCAACTCGATTTCTTCAACTTCAACCGGCTTGCCCGGAACTGCTGTCAATATTCCTACCTTAACCTTACGGCCTTTTTCGTTGATCGCAAGTCGCGCCAATGCGCCGGGAGACCAAACTAACGTCTTGTCGTCACCGCTGGGTTTCATTCCTAAATGATAATCACCAAACACAACAGCGCTGTAGTTGCAGGGCAGAAAATCCTGAATTAAGTACGTTTTGAAAGGCTTGCTCGAATCCGTGATAAGATGATGCGCGGCAAGAATTGCCTTCTTTTTTCTCGATACAGGCCGTTCGAATGCTTGCAAAAAATTATCATAGCAATGGCAAGGGTACAAAATCGCATCGCCAACATCTGTCGGAGTGCGGATCGTTTTAAGTTGACAGCAATGTCTCTCCATAAAATTCAACGTTGACGAAGCATAACTGCCCTCGTTGTATCCAACTAAATCGTGTTGCCCAATGATTGCGTAAGTCGTCACCCTCGCATCACAAATAATATCCATCACGTCATTGAGGATTTCGTAACTAAAAATGCGATGATTATTGAAAAAATCGCCCAGAAAAAGCGCGCAGTCGACTGCGGCGTCATCCGCAATCTGATAAACCTCAAGTAACTTTGCTATCAGGTTGTTAGAAAATTTATCAATGCGGTGGATGGGGCGTTTTCCAGTGACGTGGAAATCCGCGTAGACAATAATTTTGGTCATGCTATATTATACAACCGACGGCGAGAAAATTTTCACTTTTTCTGATTTTTAGCCCATTCAGTCGCTTCTTCAATGACATCAAGGGCTTTGTTCCCAACGTAGGCTGGGATGCTCGAAACGGCGTGCTTTCTGGCGTATTCCACCCTATTTTGACCGTCTAACACGATGTACTTCGAAGTGAAACGGCTGAATCGCCTCTCGACAATAATTGGAGCATTTGGGGTACGTGAAAATCCTGATTTTGAAGCGATGTGGATACCGGGAAAACGCGGGTCGATTTTTGTCAAATAGAATGTATCACTAACAAACCATGAGGGCGCAATATGATACGCAAATTCGTCAGACGCAAGCGAACGACGCATAATCTCTATGATTTGTTCTACGGAAAATTCTTTCATAGTTCACAGCAGAAAAGTTTATCTTACGTTAAAAACGGCTGCGCCCTCAATTATTTTCTTCAATTTGAATTTGGGGCTATATTTCTGCTGCAAATAAGCAAGCAATTCTTGCACGCGTGGGTCGTCTGGCCCCGAAAAAGGCGGCGTGGGTTGAGTGATGATCTTTGAAGAAGTGACAAACGGATGTCCTTTGAACCGGCCCAACTTAATATCAGCCGTTCCCTTCAAACCTCGTTTCGCTAAATCTGCTTTCAATGTATTAGACAAATGAGCAATGGCTTTAGTTGATTGCTCTTTGATATATTCTTTCGCACGTTCTTTTATGTCAAAGAAAACGCCTTTGAACATATCAGGCGGGCGTTGCTTTGAAAAGTATGAACGCGCGATCCTATTTGCTATCTGTTGTTCTTTCATCAATCAAACAACTTTTCCTTGACAAGAAGGATCAAGGCTTCAACTGGAATACCTAACCACAACGGACTACAAGTCCAAAGCCAACTCCAAGAAACTATGCTTGTCAATTTCAAAATCAGAAAGGCGACAAAAACAAGGATGGGAAGAAAAACAGCCAATACAATACCAAGTAAAATGAATAAACCTCCTATTGGCATTACACCGTGTCGATCTTTTTGCTCTGGAATTTGTTCAGCCATAGATCACCCTTAAATGTAAATGCGCTCCGCGCCTGTTTTGCGCTCTTGTTCGCCGTCGTTGTTTTGCGTATCTGTTTTTGTGTAGACGTATGTTCCAGAATAACCCGGACCCGTTTCACTGCGCACTTGCGTTCCATGCGTAAATGGAACCATCGATGGAATTGTTTGATCACAAACGATCTGACGATCTGTCTTTTCAACACGGATGTGTTCCAAGCCATGTCCCAAGCCTGCATTGTCAACTGCCGGAACGCCTGTCTTCACGGGAAATTCACGCGGCCAATTTTGTTCCAACTTCTGTGACTCATTGATTGTCGCTGGCGCAGCTTTTCCGGGAGTGTACCAATCACGACTTGCTTGCGCTGGTGCGTCTTGCAAGTAATATTCTTTGTCATCAAATTCAAATTCAAGTCTGGTATTAGCAGCCATTATAGCCTCCCTCGCCTTTGAACCATGAGCCGTTTGAATTTCTTCCCTGAATCATAACCACCAAACTCTTTACGGAAAAAAGCTCCCCGTTCTTTATGATCTGACGCCCTGCCTATAATTTCCTTTTGTTGTTTATCGCTTAATTTGTGAAACGCTTTTGCAATAGCTACATTTTCTTCAAGTTGTTCCGGCGTGTCGTGCCCTACGATGATCGTACTGACTGGTTGAGACAAAGCGAACGAAACGGTCTCCCACGGAGTTGTAACGCTTTCAGGATGAAAAATACGTCCTTGGGCAAATACTTTCATTCCAACAATGCCCATCCCGCGACTGTCTGCTTTTGGAATAAGCATTTCTTCAAAAGAATCGCCCATTGCCGCATCCGCAGGATTACAAGGGCAAAGTACCGAATCAAAATCAAATCGACTCATCAATTCAAGCAATGGCTCTGGATGCGAATGCCCAGTAATTCCAAGATGCTTCACAACGCCTTGTTCGCGCATCTCAATCAAAGCTTTTAATGAACCGTCTTTTGCAGTGACTTGATTTACTTCGTCGATGTTTCCAATGTTATGAATCTGCCAAAGATCAATGTAATCTGTTTTGAGCGTCTTCAATGAATCTTCAAGTTGCTCAAGCGACTTATCTCTTGTGCGCTCGTTTGTTTTTGTCGCGAGAAAAATCTCGTCTCTGAAATCAGGAATCACCTCACCATAAAACTTTTGCGACGGCCCGTAAGCCGGTGCTGTGTCGAAATAATTGATCCCCAAATCAAACGCGCGTCTAATAATATCGCGGCAATTTTTCTCGCCACCTTGAGTTTCCAAAGAACCTTGACCGCCCAATGAGAAAATCCCAACATCAAATCCAGTTTTCCCAAATGGGCGCTTGGGCATTTCTGGCCCAAGTATTTCATTTGCAATGCGGACAAGTTCTTTTGTAAGTTTGCTCATCTCAAACGCATTCTGTTTTGTTGATCGACTGCGCCAAGACGTTGAATTTCTTCCATTCTTGCGTCTGGCTTTCCGAGTTCTCCAAATGCTGTGTAAACGACTAAATCCGGCTGTTCTTTTACGTTATCCATCGCTTCTCCCAACTTATAGATTCCACGATGGACAACGCTATTTGTTTTCATGATCCGTCCAAGCATTTCAAATCCATGGTTCAAATAATCTTGCGGGACAGAATTCAAAATTTTGTCCTTGCCAATTACAACGCCTGCTGCAACAGCCGCAGAGCCTAAATCAATATCAGCAACAAGAATGTTATGCTTCAAATTCTCTCTGATTGCAAAACTGATATCCGTTTCGTTCTGCCATTTGATCAATGGTGTTGCTCCAAATGTAATTACGCCACTCTTGAGGACATCTGCGAAATCTGCACGGTCAAACGTCGCAATTGTATTTTCGCCTTTCGCAGCCGCAATGTTGTTAAACAAGTGGAATAGCCCACTGATGCTTTGATTTGCGACGCTCCAAAACTGCGTAACTGGCAACCCCGGATATAGTTTGCTGATTCTGTCATTGTCGACAACTATCAATGGCGACATCGTCCTTTGAGACAATCTTCCACCTTTGTCTTTTCCAACACGTCCAAAAAGAACCTCAAGAACTTTTGAAGCGTTAGCGTTTACTTTCTGACTCTCATTGGACATCGGCATTGAAACCAACGCGCCAACAGCCGGTACCTGTTCCGGTCCGCCTTCCAGTTTGAAAGACTCTGCAATGTCGTGAGCAATATCGATCAATGTTTCAATTGATCCACTACCCGTTCCTCCCCCAGCGCCGATACAAACAATAATCCGTTCGAAGTCTTTTCCAAAACTCCGACGCATCAGATCATAAACGTTCTCATAATGCTTTTTGACTGCCTGTTCGCCCTTCTCTGGTTCCTTGCCTGCGCCGCCTTCCCCAATGTCCATAACAAACTTGTTTTCATCTGGGATATCAATTGCAACAAGGTCTTGACTGGTTGTGTTTACAGCACAAACGCGGCGATAACCAAGTTTGTAGAACGCTTCAACCATCCTCGCGCCAGCTTGACCTGCACCAACAAAAGCAATCTTGAACGCTACTTCGCACTGGTCCTTAATTATTTCCTTGCTTTCCTCTGCCGTTACAGGCATTGGAATATTTGGAACAAACAGTCCTGCTGCTGGCGCTTCTACAATTTCCTCCGTTGGTTTTTCTTCGCTCTTTGGCATATTTTGCTCCTGCGATTCGTCTCCAAAATTCGGATCAAGCTTTAAGTCTTTCTTGTCCTTTGCCATTTTCATATTCTCCTTATTGGCAGAATCAATATTGTCATCAGGCTTGATTTCATGACCGCCGATGATACCTTTACGTTCCCAAAGATTCTTTTCCATTTATATTCTCCGCCAAAAAAGACGGTGGATTATTCAGCAATTCTGAGTGCATCAAGAACGGCAGAAGCTTTAATCGCTTTTATGTTGTTCTTGCGCATTTTCTCTGCACAAGATTTGCAAACTTCTTCCATTGCATTTGCTGTCATCATGCAATCAGGACACTCATCGACAATCCTCTCGAATGCGATTTTCATGGCTGTTTTTTCCATGGCTTTTTTCGTCCTTTTTTTGCGGGGTTCATGACGCCAAGCCGTTCCCTCAATCTTATCCGCAAGAGAAGCACAAAATGCACCGGCATCAGTAATTCCTGAATCCGATTCTTCTATTTTCTTGATACACTTTGTAACTTTGTGCTTTACATCGCCCGTAAGGGTTTCCCAATACTTTTTCATGCTTTCTTTATTCCAACCCTCTGGCTTCTTTTCCCACTGCGCTCTCATCCTTCTTGACATCGTAATACCTCATTCAAATTCTACTTTGAACATCCATTTGCCAATCCGCTTTTTAGTTTGGAAGACTCTTTGGATAGCGTTCCAGCCGCCATCGATTCCGTATTCGTCCTCGTCGTTTGCGAGAGCGTTGTAAAAAGCTTCCTTGATGTTCTTTCCTTTTCCAGCTATAATCCTAACCTCGCGTTTTGTCTTTACAATCCGTTCTGAGAAAAAGGATTCAAAAACAGATTTCGCAATTCTCGTTTCATGCTTTGGGTCTGCAATTTTCTGATGAATTTCTGCATCCAAAGTGTTGCACAAAACATCATCTTCATCTGCGTCTTCCGGCAGACCATAATCGCGTTGCATTCGCAATGGTTGTAATAATCTTCGCCGCATTAAAAACCCCAAGGCATAAACTTGGTCTTTTTGTATTTTCTCTTGGCGTTAATCTTTTTATTTGCCGCAGCAATTGCGTCACGTTTGTCTGGGCCTTTATACAGAATTGATTGACGATGTTGTCCGGAGATGTATTTCTTTCCAATACGCCCCCAACTTGCGGCTGTGACGTAGTGCTCGCTTCTTTCCATATCGTCAAAAACAACTACGTAATAGTACTTGTTATGGTCTGGTCCTTTTTTCAAAACACCACGCTGCTCTTTAACGTTTCTTTCACTCACGACGGTTCCATACCACTCATCAACTATTTTTGCTGATCCCAAATGAAACGCGCTTTGAATCTTGTCACGAATGCTTCTGAGTTGAGATGGATTCGCATCAACGACGGCCATCGGAATAGACACAAGTCGCTTTGCAATTTTGACAAGCTCGCGAGCCAGCTTTATACGATCCATTTCTCAATCTCCTTTAGCGTTCGTCGAATACATAAAAAAACCCTTTTACAGAATGTCTCTATAAAAAGGCAAATATAAAAAAATTATTGTATTAAGTTAAGAGACGTAACTCAAAACATCATCGATGCGGCTGGTCCCTGTCCCGCTTACAATCTTGAAAGGGACGTCCCATTCCATCAAGATTCCCATCATAACGCTATGTACTGCAAACTGATACCACGGATTTATAGTCCTTACTTTATTGTCTTCAATTGGTACAATCCCCCACGGACAAAAAATCAAATGTGTGTAAGTATTTGCGTGAGAACGACATGCGTTAATTATCTCGTCTACTATCTCGACTTCTTTTTGCAATTCAAGAATTGCGTATGCTGCAAGGTCGATACTTGTTCTATCTGTAACAAACGACGAATACTCGCTTTGTGTCTCTACTGTCTTTGCAAGGATTTCCTTTTGACATACTTCCAAAGCTAAGAATTTTTCGACAAAAATTTCACTGGACCAATCATAACCTTTTTTCTCAAGAATAGGGCGTGTAATGTCTTTTGCTGCAAGAAATTGAATATCCAACTTTTTTGCAACGCTCAAACCAAGCCCTGACTTACCCGTTCCTGCTGACCCGATGATACCTAAACGAACATCCGTCATAGTAATCTCCACGCATCAGGCTTCAACGTTTCAAACCTGAATTGATCAAACCATTGAAGCAACGGCTCAGCTTTCCGTGGCGCACATTTCAAACCCGGTAACGCGTCAATCTTATCCATTTTCTTCAACGACCGAGCAACGCGCAACCGTTTTTCGTTGTCCAAAACGGCCTGTTCTTTTTTCTTGCGCTTCTCTTTGCAACTCAAACCACTTAAGACGCAATCAACATCTCCATATTCCTTCACAAACTTTACAGCCCACTTTTCCCCAACGCCGGGCACTCCGTGAATGTTATCAGAACTGTCGCCAGCAAGCGCCCCTACGTCAACCCAAAGCGCTGGTTCAAATCCAAAGTTTTCAATGAAAACCTTGCGCGTCCAATAATTAGTTTTCATTGCGTCATAGACGTGAGTGTTTTCAGAAAGCACTTGATAGTAATCTTGATCAGAAGTCACAATAACATTCAGTCCGCCGTTTTCATCATTGTATTTTGCGTACGTATAAATAATATCATCGGCTTCAACGCCTTTCCTCGTAACCTGCATTACTCGTGCAAATTTCAAACCTTCCTTCAGCACGGGCAGCTGTTCAAACATACATTGAATATCCGGCGGCAGTGCTTCGTCTGGTTCCCGTTTTCGATTGGCCTTGTATTCGGAAGGGATCAAACCTTCTTCAACTGCTATTTTTGATTCAGCTAACCGCCGATCATATCCGCCATCCCAAGCTACAACAGGAAAATAGTTTGGAAACTTTTTCCGCAAAGCAACCAAGCTTCTGAAAAATCCATAGAGCAAAGAAACTGGGACGCCTTTTGATGTTAGTTTTTTGTGCGTCCAATGAACTCGAAAGGCAAGATTATTTCCATCAATCAAAAGTAGATTCATTCAACTGGCTCCACGGTGACTTCTCCTTCATCATCATTACTTTCATCATCAAAAGGGACTGTAGGAAGCTTCCGGGCTTTTTTCTCTGGCTGCTCTGAATCAGTTTCTTCTGTCTTTTCTTTTGGGGCTTCTGTAGCTGCGGCCTTTTCTACTATTTCTTTCAAAATGTTTTCATCTGCACGCATCAAGTCAAGCACCTTGCCTCGCCCTTGACCAAGCGGTTTCCCGCCTTTTCCAAGGCTGAACCACGCTCCCTTTTTAACAACAATCTTCTTGTTAATAGCATCGTCAAGAATTGCAGCGATTTGATCAATCCCGTGTCCAAACGTTATTACAAATTGGGCAACGCGGAATGGTGGCGCAACTTTGTTTTTTGTTACTGTCGCCTTGATGCGGTTTGAAACTACTTCTTCGCCTTCTTTGTCTTTCCCAATTGCGACAATCTCAACGCGGCAAGAAGAGTAAAACTTCAAAGCACGACCGCCCGGTTCTGTCGTTTTCTTCCCCCATTTGACTCCAATCTTTTCTCGCACCTGATTTGTAAATAAAATCAAACTTTTTGACCTGTTTACTTTTCCAACCAATCGTTTCAAACTTTGCGACATCAACCGTGCTTGTGTTGCGACATGAGCAGCCCCATAATCACCTTCCAATTCGGCTTCGGTTGTCATTGCTGCAACACTATCGACAATAATCAGACGTGTGCCTTTATCGATCAATTCATCAATTACGTTCATCGCCTGATTGCCCGACTCTGGTTGGTGAATCATAAGCAACTCGACATCTACGCCAAGGTTCTTTGCATAGTCCACGTCAAAGCTGAACTCAGTATCAACAATCGCGACTTCATCCTCTGTATATTTCTTTTGAAACTCCGCAATTGCATGAAGACACAGGGTCGATTTCCCACCGCTCTCGGGTCCGTATACTGCACAAACGCGGCCCATAGGCCAACCACCGCCCAAAGCCCAATCCAACGTCTTTGCGCCCGTGGGGAGCCACTCAATTCCAGATTCAATATCTTCGTCGCCAAAGAACAAAACAGCGTCTTTGTTATCACCCCCAAAATCACCACCGTTGATACTATCACAGATGCCTTTAAGTTTTTTGATGCGTTCTCTGCGCTTTTTATCACGCTTTTTATCCTTGTCCTTAGCCATCCCTTCCTCCCATAAATAAAAGGGAAGGCTCAGAAACTGAGCCTTCCCAGTTTTCCTTATTCCTTGCTTGCGCGTTTCTTTGCTTCAATGATGCAATCCGCAAGGCTGTCACACTTTGCGCACTCGTCGTGGCTTGGATCATCAACCGTTCCAAAACAATCCCAAGTCGGCTTTTCTTTGTCCTTTTCTTTATCGTCGGAAAAGTCATCGCCAAAACCTTCACTCAGCGGCGGCATTCTCTTTTTCTCCGGCTTTTCTTTCTCTTCTTCCGGCGTACTTTCTTCCTGAGATTCTGGTTCGCTCGTAACCGCGCTTTCACTTGCGGGAGCTTCTTCGCTTGAAGGCGTTGTCTCTCCCTCTGCGCTTTCAAGAATTTCCCGCAAGTCATCATGTAAACCGTCAACGATTTTTTGAGGTTCAACCATGCGACCCGCGATGCGACGCAAGTCATGAAGCGTCATTTTCTTTTCTTCATCAGTCAATGGCGTTTGTTTCACGCTCATTCCCTGTGTAACGGCAACAGCAGAATAGCAAACACGAGCGCCGTTGTGTCCTTTGATAATATTGATATCAACGCCTTCTTTAGCGTCACTAATATCAACTTTTAGCTGCTTGAAAATCCCGTCAACATCGTTCCACGCTTCCATTCCTATGTTCGCAACCTTGTACCCCAAAACCTGTTTTTCAACGCCAGCATCATCAACTTCTGTAACGTTGGGGCTTCGACGATCAATAACGTTCCACTTCAACGCCGTGGTAACGCTTGCGTCGCTTACAAGGTTTTCAAGAAACTGCTTGTCCTGCGGTTCAATTTCTTGTCCTGCTTCTTTGAGCGCGTTTTTCGCAACGCGCCAAAGCTTGCAAATAGGGCACGTTTTCTCCTCTTTTGCCTTTTCATTTTCAATGTCCCAATTCGGGCAATTGATCATTTTTGGCAATCTGCCTTCTCCTTTGAACGCTTCCGAAATGCAAAGGCCACGATCACCCCGTTGATGGTTTGGAGAAATAAAATGCGTCTTTACTTCCAAGAATTCTCCCACCAGACGAATGATGTTGTCGCCATCTTCAAACTTGAAGAAAATGTCCCTTTGCTTTTTGAAATTCTGACCCTTTGGCCGACTTTCTCGAAACTTCTTTACCTTGTCTAAAACGCTATCGCCCATGACAATCTCCTTTCAAAATGAATAAACAAACTACACACGACAAACTACTTATCCCCCTTTCCATTTTTATTTTTCTTCATCTGTCTAACCCTATCAATAGTAGATTGATGTTTTCTTTTAGCTGGAGTTCCATCTGTTTCTTCTTTCTTGCCGAACAAATATGGTTGTGTCTTGCGTTCATCCGAAACTGTTTGGCCATGTTCGCGAAGACTAAATGATTTTTGCCGCCACGCTTCGTACCATGAATCCAACGTATCCACCTGTTCCTGCAAATAGGACAAATTGGTTTCCCACTCTTCAATTTTTCTCTCATTGTTAATGATTACGAATGCTTCAATATCAGATATAGTGGCCTTTTTTTGACCCGGTTGACTTGCGCCTTCCAAAGCTTTTCTTGCTTCTTGAAATTTCTTTTTCTGCCAACGCTCGTAAGCGTGTTTCATTGAGTCATGTTGCCTCAATGCTTCCTTTTTGAGCACGCCGAAATACGCAATTGCCGCTGGTTGCATTGCAACGTGCTCGTCAAAACTTCCGTCGCGGACGTCTAACAGGCGTGGAGATGGGTTTTCAAGAGAAATGCCAAGAATGGTGCTTTTCCCTGCTTCCTCGCATGCATTTCCTACCTTTTCTACAGTCTCGCTCAAATTTGTTTTCATCGCTCAACCCTTATTACAAAGTACAAACGACCAACAACAAAACTCATGCTTTTCAATTATACACTTTGGCTTTTAAGTTTTTCAAACTTTTCTGATAATTTTTTAAGCTCTAACCGAAACTCTGGCAAATTGCATTCGGATTTTTGATAATGCTTCAATAGCGTAACCACTTCTTGCTTAAAGCCTTCGTCCTTGCTTGACCGTATGAGAACGCCTGCCCTTCTCAAAAGCAATTCTTCCTCTTCTATGGCTTCTTTTGCCTGTTTCCTATTTTTGAGCTTTGCCGCGTTTTTATACATGAACTCTTGCAAGACACTATTACTTACGGACAAAGGAATGTTTGGAGACAGTTGTTCTTTGTTGATATAAAACTCGTCAAACAACCACTTGAGATACTCTTCCATCGTTGCGCCATTTTGCTCCAGTTTTCCTATCAAACCTTCAATGATTTTTGCTTCTGTTGCTTTGAATCCTCCAAAATATTCCAAATCTGTTAATTGAAGATATTTTTGTTTGAAGATTGCAAAGAAACTGCGTACTTTTTTCTTGCGCTTTCCTTCTTCTTGTTCTTTATTTGCGCTTATTCTGTTCTCAAGTTTTTCAAGCAAAATATGTATAACATCTCTCAACTCTGGATCATCAACAACCCCATACAGCGTTGACATTTCTACGAGCCACAAGTGAAATCGCTTGTACCTTGCTTCTCGTGTCGAAGAAATACCGTGCCGTGAAATCATTTATTTGCTTCGTCCATATACCGCTTGATACGGCTTACCATCGAATCATCGTCATCAAAAAGCAACGTCATTAAACAATCTGAACGACCAGCACGTCTGAACATACCAATTGCCTGCTCTTTGATTGCCGTATCTTTCGACTCAAGCAAATAAACTAACTCTTCAAGTCCTTCGCGGCTTTTCATCAATTGTTTTAATATTTCTATCAGCGTGCTTTTGTTCTGCTCTATCTTTGCGGCTTCAATTAATGGCTTTAGATTACTGCCAATTTCTCCAAGCACTTGCGCAGTACACCTGCGTACCCAATCATTGCTTGACTTCAAGTAAGGCTCGAACAATGTCTCATCAATATTGAGAGTCTTGTAACGGATTACATCACGAACGTGACGAGGAGATAGCTCTCCATTATCAGCCGCTTGTGTGAAAGCTTTGACTGCCCGCTCTGTAAACCAAAAATCTTTAGCCATAAGACAAGTGTCTCAATTTTTCTATCAGTTCGTCAGTTCCAAACGTTTCAATTGCGTCCCAGTTTTCACGAATTCCTTCCGCGTTTTCCACTCCTAAATTATACAACTCAAACGCAACACTTTTTCCAATTCCTTCAAGTTTACACAAGTTTACAAGTTCATCAGGGATTTTGTATGCTATCCGTACTCTCAAATCCTCAAAAAACTTCCGTTTGTCCCATCCCGAGCATTCGTTGATCTTTAAGAGCGCACCATAAATGCGCCCGAAATCCTCTTTTGCTTCTTTCTTTTGACTGGACAGTTTGCTTGTTGACGGCCCTCCTAAAAGACTCCACCAAACCAAGCCACCAGCAATCGTTTTTGAACAGTCTAAGCCAAGTGAAGACACTTGGTCTTTGTATTCTTCTATCAACTCCCAACAACCGTACAGATTGCCCCTTTTTCGCTCTCTCGCGACATTAGATAGCGCCCAAGCAATTGCTGGATCATTTTTTTGAAGTTCACTTTCAAAAAGCTCAAAAAAATTTTCCCGCCAATAGTAAATGTCTGCTGGATGAAAATAAAAACGACTCGCGATATGCGCCAAATCTGTAGGAAAAAGAAAATCGCCCCGGCGCGTTATTGTCTCCCATTCTTCAGAAAGCAAGTCAACTGCTTGCTCCACTTCACAAGAAAACCCCGTAAACGCCGCGAAACTTTTTCCGTACCATCTTTTTGCCTCTGAAAGCGTCCTTATCTCCCCGCTGCTAATTTCAGAAACGAGATGAAAAGCAAGCGTTTCTGCATCGTACAGAACAGAATCAACTCGAAGATGATCTGCGTCCTGCATTTCATCTTTCAACGTTTGTACGTCATCTTCGTTAATAATGATATCAACATGACCTATTTGGTTTGGTTGCCGGGCACACCGGCCTGCCATCTGCAAAATTTCTGCCGTTGAAACGCGCTCTCGGCCACGCCAGATGTCTACAATAACAATTCTATCTGCCATTGAGATATTCTTTGAGGACTTCTAAGTCTTGATAAAATTTCACTTTCAATTCAGGCTTGTTCATATTTCTTGGGCTTGGATGCAATAGGGGCAAAACGTTCTTTTTGTATCGTAATGAAATTATCTTTTGACCATGAAGTTTCATTATTCCTTTTCGCCCAGTCACCTGCTCCAACGATGGCGCTCCCAAGGTCACGATGATTTTTGGGTTTACGGCTTCGATTTCAGCGTCTAAAAATTCGCAACAATTTTCAATTTCGACATTGCTTGGCTTGCGGTTTTTTGCCGTATAGCAGTGGCACGTATTCGTAATGTAAAAATGCGTTCTATCAATTCCTAAAACTTCTTCAATTGCCTTATCAAAAAATTCACCCGACGGCCCGACAAAAGGTTTTCCACGTTCTACTTCAACGTAACCGGGATTCTGCCCTATTACCATGATTTGAGCTTTCATGCTCATATTAGACCACACGTTGCTCAAATGACCATCAACGTCTTGCCCGCCAATGGCACACTTCTTACAAGCATAGCACTTCTGTTGCAATTCTGTGAGACGTTCCGCCTTGTTCATCCTAAATTCACTCCACTTGACAATGTTGATGTACTCACAAGGATGTCCAACCCCGAACGGACATTGTCGAATGCTTCTTCAATTGCTTTTCGCCTTGAGTGCGATAAATTTGCATTATGAAATTCGCAAATGAAACCCTTTTTTCTAACTGCCTTCGTAATTTCTTTCCCAAGCTTTTTACTATGAACAAAAACGACTATTTTTTCACCACGTGGAGTTGTTGCAAGCTGCTTTGCTAACTCAATTTTCTTTTCCCAAGTCTTTTCATCATCGAACGTGTAAAAGCGTGTTACGATTTTTGATGGACGCCACGTGCTTACGATTTTCAACGTCGTCTTTTTGTTCAAACTTTTCAACCACGACGATAATTCTCCTGCATTTTCCATTGTCGCGGACAGCAAAATAATTCTTGCTTTTGGGTTCAGCTTTGTAAAACGCACCAATGAAACTTCTACGTTGTCGCCACGCCCTTTTGTCCCCAATAAATGCGCTTCGTCAAAAACTATACAAGTAATTTCTTTTAACCATTTATGTTGGCTTTGATTCCTCGTCTTCGAGTCAAATGATTCTGTAGTCAAGATAATCAAACGGTTTGAATCGAAATCCTCTTTACACGCAAAACGATCACCTATGCTTAAAACGATTCCATGTTTGGAAAACTGCGCGTTCTCTTTCCATGCATTGTATTGCTGCATGCTCAAGGAACGATACGGCGACACATAGACACATTTTGAATTTGGGGATGTTTTGAAATGAAAACCGAAAGCTGCTTCGGCCAGCGCAGTTTTGCCAGTAGCGGTAGGGAATGAAATCACGAGGTTTGTTTCGGTTGGGATGTGCGGAATGGCAGCGGCTTGCGCTTTGTTGAAGTTGTTAAAAGGAAACTCGAAATACTCATATTCCCTTGTTTGCATGAGCCGTCCCAAACTCTTTGGAATCATCCATCAATTGTTTGACGAAACTATCTATTTCTTCAACGCTGTCTTTCTTCGTTTCATAAACCTTGTTGTTGTTTTCGTAACCAATCCTTATTTTCATATTACCTGACTTCGCGATCCAAATTTGAATGGGGATTGGGCCAAACTCAAACCAGTAACAGTTGCAGCTTTCTCCTTGTTTTGACCTTGCGAATTGAAATTTCTCTTTCAATTCTTCAATCAAAATCTCTTCAAAACTCTGCTCTTCCATAACGCCAACCGCCGTCGCTGTCGCGCTTCTGCAAAGCAATTTTGCGAGACAGTTTTTGCAGTTTGCCGAATCGCTTCTAAAATGGCGATAGCATGCACCCATTTTCATATTGTCCTCAAGATGCTTCATCTCCTTGCCAAATTTTTTACTCGCCACGGCTTGCCCCTCTATAACAGATCGTCCAAGTGCTTTTTCAAGAACGGATACGCAACGTGATTGCAAAAGCGCCGAACATCGTTCATTTTCGTTTTCAACTTTTTCGCCACGCGGACAAAGTTCGGCTTCTTTCCTGAAAAGTTTTCAGAAAACGGATCGCCAAAAAGAGCGAGCAGCATTTTCTGCTTTTCCGGGTAAGCATCAAAAAGCAACTGCATGGCGTTTTTCATCTGCCACGACTTGTCTGCGTTTGAAAGACTTTCGTCGCAAGCGCGAGTCGTGATAAACTCGCTTTCCTCTGAAGACATGTTGGTCGTAATTTTCTGATTCGTTCTATAACGGGTCACCCGCTTGCGGTGATTGAACACATGATTCCGAACCACACGCCACATCCACGTGATAAACTTGACGCCTTTTTCCTTTTTGAAGAAAGGCAGGTTCTTCCACAACGCCAATTCTGCGTCGTTCGCAAGCTCTTCCACCGGCACGCGCGTATCGCATTCGCCGTAGCGAAAAACGATGGTGTAAATGGCGCGGACAATGGAGTCGTGGAAAAGCTGTTTCTCAAACTCGTTTGCTTCGCCTTCCGCAATGAGCACGGCAAGCCCTTCACGAGTATATGGGCTATCACAAATCTCGTCCTCTTTCAAAACCTGTTTGAAGTTACGTTCAGAAGTGATTACTTCAGACATGGGAGCGCCCTTTGTAAAAAGAACCGATTACCGGCCACACAACGCAAAACACAAAACATAGAACACACAATTTTAAGCTCTTTAATTATAGCGTGTTTTCTCTCGAAGTCAAGAGAAAAATCCAAACTTTCCAAATAATTTTTTGACCTCTTCGGGCGGTAGCGTTTTGGGGTCGTAACCACGCCGAACCGTCCCTTTATGCGTTTCAAAAAACTCACTCATTTGCTTGAAAACCTTGCGCTGAATTTCGTAACCCGCATCATCACCGTCGAATAGCAAAATTAAGCTTTTGGGGTTGGCTTCTGCCAAAAGCATAATTTGCTTCTGGCTGACGCTTGCGCCTAAAATTGCAACCGCCGGATATCCCAATTGCCGTAATTTCATGACTTCACGTGCGCCTTCGGTCAGGGCGACTATTTCTTGACTCTGAATTTCATCCAATCCAAAAAGATACTCGCTACGTTTGAACCCTTTTGAGTAGAGAACCTTCTTATATTGGTTCTCTTCAAGCGTCGGATGGCGTCGAAGCCATTCTTTCTTTCCGAGAACATCAACGGCCTCAAAACCGATTAGCGTCTTCTTCGAGAAGAACGGAATAACAACCCGGTTGGCGTAATACCCAGAACGTAATTGCACGCAACGATAGCGGTCAACAGTTTCTTTCTCGATCAACGTGGGCTTTTTCCCCGGAGGTCGCATAAAATACTCATATCCACTTTGCACCATCGTCTCCGTTCTCAACCACCGTTTGACGCTCTCCACCGCTTGGTTGGTAGCTTTCCCTTTGCTTGCCGCCTTCTTTCTCCGCAACTTTTTGAATTGCTTTTTCAAGCTGGCAATTTCCATGTTAGAAATCCCTTTGCTATCTCCCAGCATCCAATCGACGGCTTCTTTGGGAGAGCACTTTCTCAACCTTGAAACGATCCAAACCAGATTACTTCCTCTTCCCTCCGTAAAACACATCGTCTGGCCCGTTTCGACGTTAATCGTCCATTTCGGATGGCTCGGATTCCTTTTAACGTGGATATAATGATCAGGACACCACCCGTAGATTTGATTTCCCATGCGATTAGGAAGCAACCGAACGTTGAGCCGCTCCAAAACAAGCTGAACGTCTATCTTGGGCATGAGCCAAGAAATATCACCAAACGAAAGCTTGTCGCGAATGCTTTCCAAATCACCGAACCTTTATTAACCTTAACCGCACCGGCAGCGTTTGCCGTGAACTTTGTTGGAACTTTCTGAGAAAAATACGCACGTTTCACGCAACGCATTCACGCGTCGCTGCCTTTGAAGAATTGGCGCTTGCTGATTGGATCAAATGCCGTGAATTCATCGTCCGAATTCAAGTCGTTGTCAATAAACTCGATCGCATTGACAAGCTTGATATCCATGTTCACGGCTTCTGATAAAAGAATCGCCTCTTTCGTCATTGGAAGAATCGCTTGCCCTTCTTGAGCTTTTATCGCATGAATCACACGTTGTGCGGTTTCGCTTTTGAAGCCTTCCTTGCTTTGTACCAACTCAGCCGCTTTTATCACGTGCCGTAAGCTTAATTCCACAATACCATAAAGCTTTCCAAAAACGGTCATTGCTGGTTGACAACCTTCGATTCTGAAAGCGTCCAACGCACCAACGCGATGAAGCAATGCAGCAGTTACAGCAAGACAACTTTCTTTCGAAGAAAATCCGTACTGTTTGGAAAACCCCGCAACCGCGTAAGCCGTTTTTATCGTATGCTTCAACAAGCCACCATCCATTCCGTAAAACGGCTTATCGCTTGCTGGTGCTTTTTTGAAGTGAGCTTCAACCGCGTCCGAAAAAACAGAGTCCAAAATCAACCTACAAGTTTGATCGTCAATTTCGTCGCAAATTTTATCAACACGATCACGGTACAAAGCAAACGCTTCTGAATCTTGCTCTTTGGATTCGCTTTGAATTAGATAATTCTCATTCATCTGCGCTTCAGAAGGAACGTCTGCTTCTTTAATTTCTTGCGCAATGATTTGAAGCTTTCCCCTATACTCTTCAACTGTTGCGATAATTTCAATCCAATTATTGCGTTTCATCCCATTTGTCGGACCCCAATGCCGCACAAACGACTCTCCAGAACGGTCACGCAACGTCCAATCGCTGTAGATGTTGCCGTTCCGGGCAACACGTTCAAACGCGTCTTGAACGAAATAAACTCCTGAAAAGCTGTCTCCGACGCTAACGTGGCGTATCAAGACGTGACTGTTTGACTTGTTAGAAGAATTGCTATTTTGCCTCATTGCTTTTTTAAGCGCTGAATTCATCCCAAACCCTCCTTGCAAAAATTGCGGCACACAAAACACAAGACCTTTTATAATTGTACAACTCGCTTGAAAGGTTTTACAAAAACTTAATCAAAAAAATCATTAAACCAAGCCTCAGCCAACGTCGTGGCGAAATAACGACTGTATTTTTTTCCTGTCTCTTCTTCAATCTGTACGAGTTTGAAGTGAATCCAACTGAAATATTCGTCGGCGCAATCCTGCTCGTAAAGGATTTGACAATGACGACGGATTTTTTCCTTTTTGCTAAACCTTGGATGCCATGTTTTTTGAACAGACCAATCTTGTTGCGAATAAATCTCAAAAACTGCTTCGCACATGGATTGTTCTGAAACTGACGGTGTTTGAGAAGCAGCAGAAAAAGAGGAGGATTTTTGTTGTTTTGAAGGTTTTCCATTCTTTTCTTTTACTCTTCCTCTTCTTCTCTTTTCTTCTTTCTTTTCTTTCTTATCTACTTCTTTATTCTCTTTATCTATAATTAAGGGAGGGTCAGGTCGTTGAACGACCCCGGTTGTTGAACGACTCAGGTTGTTGAACGACCCTACCTTGACTTCTCGTGCGATTTTTGTTTGATTGCGGCGTTTTTCAAGTAAGTCGTTGATATGTCCATCGCATTGCTGTTTAATACTTTGCGCATCCCCGAAACAAATCACAGGAGCTTTTCCGGGAATCCTGTCGACAACGAGGACTTTCAAAATTTCAAGATTTTTGATCAATGTTGTTGCTGTTTTTCGCCTCACTCCAGCTTTGTAAGCAATATCCGGCACAGGAAGACTGCAACAACCATTTTCCATAAGCTTGCTTATGGCGTAAATGATTTGCAATTCTTTTCCTTTGAAGTGCGGAAAAGCAATGCTGATGTATTCAGGAATCATTCTTCTTTTTTCTTACGTTTGTCACGGATGGATTTAACAAGGTTAAAGAGACCTTTTGATGTCGTCTCGCTCCCGTTTGAGGGTGTTTTGTTTAACTCTTCAGGCTTTTCTGAAGGTTTCTCTTCAGGTGGTGGTTGATCAACCGTTTTGGGCCGTTTTTGAACTTCTTCCGATTGCTTTTCTTCATCGGGTTTTTTGACGGATTTTTCTTCATCCGTTATTTTCAAACTGCCTTCTTCGTACGCTTTCTCAAGTTCTTGCTTAACTTTGTCGGCACTGATAGGCCCAGTTTTCCCAGTATCATCGTCGCCTTTCCAATCCTCTTGTACTACGCGACCTGTTTTTACGCAATGCCGAATTTTGAAGACAAAATTCCTGTTGTCTCGGTTCTTACAAACTTCCGCAAGCAAAAGCCTATCACAAGCGTCAATATCCTCTCTATCGCCACCGCTTCCATCTTTGTTCGCAATCTGCGTGTCATCAAAACGCTTTTGCATGATTCCAATAAACGTGTTACTTGCGTGAACTCGACGCTTTGAACCATACACGTCTTGCCGCCCGAATCGGTGCCCTTTTTCTTCTTTTTTAGCAACACTTGTTGCAGCTTGAGTAGCTGTAACCAAAGGAAGATTGAATTCAACGCACATCCCCTTGCAATCTTTTGCCACTTTTGCTTGTTCATCATTTTCACTAAACGCTTTTTGCATTGGCGACATGTGATCCATGTAGTCAAGAATAATCACGTGAATTTTGAAACCAATCTGCTCCAACTCTGCGTAAGCCCTATGAATTTCCGCAACGGTTGAATGTTGTCCAATATCTTTAATAAACAACCGTCCGTAGCAATCACGTTCCAATTCTTTCATGATCGCTTTCCATTGCTTCAATCCAGCGGGGTCAATGGTTGCATTTTTGAAACGGAAATAGTCAATATTGGAAAACAATGCATGATACTTCAAACGGACCTGATCACGGTGCTCTTCGTTTGTTATGTGTAAGACGTTTTTACCGGGATACCGATCATACGGGTTTTTCGCTGTCTGATTTCCAATGACAATATTGTACCCAATCTGTTTCAAAATCGTTGACTTACCGACGCCTGATAACGCTGCGATCAAAGTCATTTCCGCAGGAAATAAACCACCCGTGAGTTTATCAAACGTTTGAAAACCAGTTTTGATTCCGCCATATTTAGCGGGGTTTGCTTTTTGATCATGAATCCGTTGATCAATATCCTTAACTTCAGTCACTTGAACCATAGGTTGGTCCGTTTGACTTTCAATATTTAGTTGAATCGACTCTTTTTTCAAAAGATGGACGGCACCTTTGATGTCGCCTTTTTGAATCCTTCCAAGTGTTTCTTCGCAAATCAAACTGACGCTACCGATGCATTCCTTTTCTTCAAGCTTTTCAATCAATGCTTTGACTTCTTCTTGTACGTCGCATTGTTTGATCAGCGTCCATTCAGTAACAAGCTTTTCCCGCATTTCTTTTTTGGTCGTACCGGGATAAAGTTTATCAATTTCAGCTTCGAACAAGTCTTGCGTAAGAATTGTTCCAGAGCCTCGGAACATTTCCAAGGCCATTTTGAAGATGATTTTCCTGTAACCGAAAAACCAAATCTCTTTTACATTCAGGATAAAAGGCCGCGTGACCATAATATCCGTAAGCAACAATTTCAGAAGATGACGCTCAATAGACATGGTTTCAAAAGACATGATTACCTCAAGGAAGGAGTTAAATAGGGATGGGATTTAGACCAGCTTGGCCATGTCTTGCGGGCCGAGTCGTTTCAATACCATCTCATCTGTTTCATCGCCCAATGTCTCGGAAGACACGGATTCTTTACTAAACAGAACGTCACGAATGCGTTCTTCAATTGTATCGCGACAGATAAAGTTAATCACAGTCACTGCATTCTTTTGTCCATCCCGATGGGCGCGGTCTTCACGTTGACGCATAATCGCTGGTGCCCAATTATCATCATAGTTGATAACATACGTTGCGCCCTGCAAATTCAAACCCGTACTCATTGCCTCAGTACCGATAATTGCGTCGATCTTTGGATTGTTGTTGAATTCCGCTTGATAACTTGCTCGAATTTTCGGTTTCGTATCCCCGTCGATACGGAGAAACGTGAACTTTTGTTTTTTCAACTCTTCGTCGATAATGTCAAGCATCTTCTTGTATTGCGAAAATATGATTACCTTTTCGCCATTGTAGCGAATCAATTCAGAGACGATTTCAATAAACATGTCCATCTTTGAAGATTTGCAGATTTCACCAACCAAGGAAGGATGATCGCAAAACTGCTTACAACGGATAACCTTTACCATCGCTTCAGAATCTTCCGTTACGGGATGTTTGCGATCAGCAATGGATTCATAGATTTTTCTTTCTTGAGGATTGAACTCAATATAGCGGTTTTGATAAGTCTTGTCGGGGAGGTCTTTCATTACATCTTTTTTCAAACGGCGAATAAAAAACGGCTTTATTTTTTCCCGGACCTCATCTATCCTTTTATACCGCGTCACGCGTCCCCAAAAATCAAAATCGGCGTGCCTTTGAAGAAATCTCGTTTTGCCCGTGAACAAACCGGGTTTTATGAATTGCATGACGCTGTGTAGTTCTTCAAGCTTCCCATCCAAAGGCGTACCAGTCAACCCCAAACGAAAAACGGACTTCATTTTTTTGAGGTTTCTTGTTCTCTTGCTGTTATGATTTTTCGCATAGTGAATTTCATCAACAATCATACAACCCCAAACCCGTTCGCGAGCAGAGGAAAGCTTCCCTTCTCTCTCTTTCGCTTTATTGATTTGCTTTATTTTCCGTTGCGCCGTTGCTACGCTATCGTCTGCTTTGACTTCGATGTTCTTTCCGCCAAATAAATCCTGCGTCAGCAATTCGTAATTAACAACATAGAAAAATGGCTCGCCAGAACGATACTTGTAATTGCCGCTACTTTGCCGCAAACAAATCAATTTTCCGAGCCATTGTTTCACGCGACTATCGGGCAACCCGTCAATTACAACGTAAGGTTCCTCAGAAAATTTCTCAATCTCAATGGGCCAGTTCCATTTCACAGCAGCAGGAACTACTATCAGACAACGTTTACAATTGTTGCGATTTTTCCTGAAAAGTGTTGCAGCAATAGAAGTAGGAGTTTTTCCAAGCCCCATTTCGTCAGCAATCAAAACGCCATCACCATTAGTCATGGCAAACATGACGCCAAGTTTTTGATAATTATACAAAGGGATTTTCAAACCGGGAATTCGTAACCGAACAGGCTCGTCGGTTTTAGAAAGCCTTGCAATCTGATAAAGGCGGTCTTCTTTTTTTTGTTGCGCCGTAAGAGCTTCTTCAAGAGTTGATTCAATTGCTGGATCGTCAAGCACGTCCAGTGCTGCTTCGACGTTGGAAAGCGTCAAAGGCATGACCCAAAGCTTGGAGTCCCGATGCCAAATTGCTCCGATTTTCTTTACTTTGTCTTTTTCATGATAGCAATCAAGGACGCACAGCATCCCATCTCGCGCCAAAAGCATGCTCATGAACTGACCTCATCCGCTGCGGTTCATTTTCATATTATACAACTGTTGGAAGAAAAATTTTTCTTTTTGTCAAAATTCACGGATTAACAGGCTCTCTCATGTAGATCACACCTTCGGCAACGGTGTAAAGAGTTGCAGTTGGCATTGCAATTTTGATATCAAACACATACTGCCGTGTTTCCAGCGACGTCGTGTCAGCGGGAACAATGTAAAAATAGAACTCGCCCTTATTCGCTGCTCCAATTTCCCCTTCGCCCGGAACGTTAGTGCTTTTCTGAAACGTCGGGGATACATCGGATTTCTCACGCTTCACCGTCAAAGTACAGACCGCATTGCTAATGTCAATTGCGGTCAAGGTGCGATCTTTCACATAGCAAACGTACTGTTTGTTGTTGCCTTTGTATAAATCAAGATTTTTGTAAGCCATCGCGCTTTTCTCCCATACACGATCAATGAGGCATTCAATCTCGTCTTGCCAATACATGTCACAAAGTAATTGTTCGGGGACTCCGTACTCTGTATCAGGCGCAGCGTTGCGCAATTGATAAGAACCACTGTAACGCCCGTCGCCATATATTTGATCAGACATTTTAGTTTTCCTCAAAGAATCGACATTTTTTTGGATTACATCCAGAAGCATACCACGTGTCAGTTGGACATTTCGGGTTTTCGCACTTCACTTTGCACCCCTTGCAAGGTCGCGTCTCGTGCCAAAGTTCATCCAACATTTTTGCGTGTTTGCACGGTTTTGGAGTTTCTCGTTGCCCTTCTGATGGCGGTTTGTCAAAAGAATGAAAACAATTATCAACCAGTTCAATATCAGACGAACCATCAATCATTCGACAGCAAGCGAATTGACGCCATGTAAGCGATTCATTCTCTTTCGCAAAATAGACGCAAGGTTTCTGAAAAGCACCAGCAACACTTTGAACAAATGTACAAGTAGTCACTATCGCGTCGGCATGATAGGCGTGCTGAATAATTTCTCGAAGCGTTAGTTCGCCCGATTTATTCAAAACGTTTTCCATATTCACTTTGTCAAACCCTATAAAAACAACACGACTTGTTTCATTCTTGTTTTGAAGGTCTTTCCAACGATTCCATTGATGATTTTTGTCAACAGCAAAGACGTAGTATTTTCCTTCAACCGGACTCTTACTTTTTTCTTCATCTGTAAGAAACAGCTCACCATGAAAAAAGCCTATACTGAAAGACACCATTGTATACTTAAAGAAAAGTTTAGATAATTGGTCAAAATGATGCCGGTCATCGGTTGCTTTAATACCGTCAAAAGGAATAATAGTTGTCTCTGATTCTTTCTCTGCAATATTTGGGTTGCCTTCAAATATCTCTGGAAACAAATTCTTGCCTTCCGAAAGAACCGAGAAACGAAAATAATCTTTGCACCTATAATTAACATCACGCATAACCGCAGTCAAAGCGATAGCGTCTTCAGGACGAGAATTAGTACATTCAAACGTTATGTGCTGCATTTTCACTCAGTATACTTGTAAGCAAAATCAACGTCAATAGTTTGCCCCCACTCCCAACGATAACCTCCCCAACATTGCAAAAAATCATTACACCAAGTGCCGGGCGCAGAATACCAGCAATTCGTTGCTGGTAGCCCAAGAAAGCGAGGATCAGAACCATAAGGAGTCGTATCAAGTTCAAAAGTAAGACCCGCCGTTGTACTTGCCACGCTCATCTCTCCAGTAAATCCAGATACTGCCGAAAAAGTGCCCGCTACTGGTCCCGACCAATATCCTGTTGTGCTGTATCCTTCCATTACTTTAACGGTAAAATCTGCTACAGTCACATCACCAGCAACAGCATATTGGCCACCACCAAAACTTGCAATGGGTTGAACGTCAATTTGCGCCTTAACATCGTAACGAGTTGATGGCATACTACCCATTATGACGCCAACCTGCATAAGCGACCCTTGTTCCGAAACCCATCGATAGCACAAAAGCCCCCCTGTCCCATTAAAGCAAAAGTCATTCACATATGCTAACTTGAAATCCCAATTTTCATCGTTAATCGTTAACGTGCCGCCGGGAGCGGTTCTCAGTAAAGACGGCGCAGCAGACAGTTGTGGAAGTATTTGAGTAGTCCAATTACAAAACGGAATCATAGCAGCTTTTGACATTTTAGTAAAACAAGTTAAACTATTAAACTGATATTGACAATTTGCTTCGTTTCCAACGGCGTGCCATGAAGAAGAATTAGCAGTTCCAGAAAATCGTTTAGGCGCACGAATTGCGGCTTCTTTTTTGTGCGGCCTTAAAACAAGATCAGTAGTAACAGGGCCAAATGCATCTACTGAAATGCTTCCTCCCATATCCTGAGAATCAGCTATTATATTTTGCGAACCAATCCCCGACGCAGGATAGCTTTCAGTATGACCTAATTGATTTGTCCTTGCAATATCAGAATAAAAATCAATATGAAGAGCACCGCCACCATTCTGAACGACGTTTGTATACACGTTATAAGGCCAATAAGTTCCGCCAAAAGTTGGTAGAAAATTTTCAATCTGGCCTCCACCGCTTCCGCTAACAACTTCAAAATATGGCGGTTTTACTTTCGCCTTCCATCCATATTGATCGTTCAGCGTCATCGGCAAAACACGAAAGCCAAAACCACCATCATCAAAAGTTGGAATCTCGTAAACCAAATCTCCACTATGTATTTTCGGAAGGTCACTAACGCGTTCAACCATTTCAATTGCGCCTATGTTTGGAACGCCTTCAAATGAAATGTTGGCTCTTCCTGTTTCTGTTGCGTTTTTACTCATTTCAACAGTGTTCGGGAGAGTCACCAATGTAGTTAGTGTGCCTTCAGGAATTCCAATATAAGAAGTAGAAGGAGCAGAATAACCAATTGAAAAATTAGGACTTGATTCTACGGCGTTTTCGCTTAATGTTATTTGAGTCGGGCTGTCGATACTTAGAATAGTCGTCCCTGCCGGAATTCCTTGATTAAGAGTCGTAGACAACCAAATGTCTCCAGTAGCACTTGCGGTTGCTTCAACATCCATTGTAAATTTCTTACCGGGCACATCATAGGTTTCCATAACTGCGCCAGCCGGTATCCCTGTTCCTTCAACACCCATATTCGTCATAGCTCTGAAACTTGAAACCAAATTAACTTCCTTTGAACCTATAACTGTTGTACCAGTATATCTAAACCGAACAGCAGAAATAATGATCAGCATTCCAGTAATAAAATACGCAGTGGTGTCCACCGTTACAATAGGAGAACCTTTTGTGAAAGCTGAATTTCGCGTAGTTCCAGAGTTAACATATACTTTCATGCCCGTGTGAATCCAACTCAAAGGGGAGATATTGTTAATTACATTGGAACCACTAACAATATCTCCCCAAAGCCGTCCCGGTGCTGCAAAACCGAGACCATGAATATAAGCGTCAGTTTCAATAGGGAGCGCCATTAAGTTACCACTTGCAAAACGATTGTATCGCCAGTAACCGCGCCAACAGCATCAACCGTTTTGACTTGGATAGTATTTCCTGATTGGTCTGCTACTGCTCGGTAAAGCAATCCAGAATCACCACCAGCAGTAAAGTCAATAATAGGAACACCACCGCCCGTAGATGTTGGGCGCAATTGTAAAATCGTTGGCTTTTCAAAGACAGTTAACAAATCAGAACCATCAGCCTCGCCCGAACCATCTATCGCCCCTCCTGTGATGTAACGCTTTTCAATACGGCCAATCGTACAACACAGTGCTCTGTAAACAGTCTTACTGGAATCAAAATCGTCTTCATCAATCCAATACAGAGTCCCTTCTGTATCGTCATATTCCGTAACCTCAGATTCAAAATTCGTCCAGAACCACATCACAACGATATTAGCATCCCGATTGTAAGTAACTCTTGGGCTGATAATCTCCCGCAAAACTTTTGCGTCAGTAGCGGTAGTTCCTGTTTTATAAATAGCGCATCTCAAACCATTCGTAAGAACCCCATTAGTAAGCGTTCTTCCTGACATTAGGATTCGTT